AACGCACCATAGACCAGCTTTACGCCTGGTTTGAAGCAGGCAACACCGGCAACCCTTGCTTGGTGCTGCCCACCGGTTCCGGCAAGTCTCACATCATTGCCGCACTGTGCAAAGATGCGCTGCAATCGTGGCCTGAGACGCGCATTTTGATGCTCACGCATGTCCGCGAATTGATTAGCCAGAATGCCGAAAAAATGCGCCAGCACTGGCCCAATGCGCCAATGGGAATCTACAGCGCCGGGCTGGGCCGCAAGGAATTGGGGGAGCCCATCACGTTTGCAGGCATCCAGTCGGTGCGGAGCAAGGCGCGGCAGATAGGGCATGTTGACTTAGTGATCATTGATGAATGCCACCTGGTGAGCCACAAGGACGAGGGGGGCTACCGGACATTGCTTAATGACCTGCGGGTCATTAACTTGAACCTGCGGGTAATCGGGTTGACCGCCAGTCCGTACCGCCTAGGTCACGGCTACATTACCGACGATCCAGCCATATTCGACGCGCTGATCGAGCCGGTAAGCATCGAGGAACTGATCTTCAAGGGCTTTTTGTGCAACTTGCGGAGCAAGCTGACCACCACCAAACTGGAGGTGGACGGTGTGCATAAGCGGGGCGGTGAATACATTGAGTCGGAGCTGCAAGCTGCGGTGGACACTGACGATAAAAACAGTCGAGTCGTGGCCGAAATCATCAAGCTAGGGGCCGAGCGTAAATCATGGCTGGTGTTTTGTGCTGGTGTGGCCCATGCGAACCATGTCAAGGATGCGATGGTGGCGCAAGGGATTGTGGCCGAGTGCGTGACGGGCGAGACACCGAGCGCCGAGCGTGACAGGATGCTGACCGAATTCAAGTCAGGCAAGATTCGGGCGCTTACCAATGCCAATGTACTGACAACTGGTTTCGACGCGCCAGGCATTGATCTGGTGGCTATGCTGCGCCCTACGATGTCACCCGGCCTGTACGTGCAAATGGCCGGGCGTGGCTTGCGGATCGCGCCGGGTAAGGTTGATTGTCTAGTGTTGGATTTTGCGGGCGTGGTGGAACAGCATGGGCCAATCACCGCCGTTCGAGCGCCACCGAAAAAGGGTGACAAGGTAGGCGAAGCGCCGGTGAAGGTCTGCGACAACTGCCAGGAGATATGCGCCCTATCGGTTCGGGTTTGTCCGGCCTGCGGGGCCGAGTTTCCCGAGCCGGAGCGCCCACCGCTGAAACTGAGCAACCTAGACATCATGGGCGTGGATGGCATTGACATGGATGTGAGCGCCTGGACCTGGCGTAAACATATCAGTCGCGCCAGTGGCCGGGAGATGCTCTCGTTGACCTACTACGGGGGTCTATCCGATATCCCGGTAACCGAATACCTGGCCGTCACCCATGACGGGTACGCCGGGGAAAAATCGCGTAGGCTACTGGCCGACATTGCCCATAAATCGGGCGTGTCATTGGACTATGGCATGGCCGACCTGCATGAGATGGCGCAGGAGCTTACCGGGGGCAAGCCGCCATCACTAATCGAGTTTCGCCGTGAAGGTAAATTTTTTAGCATCATCAACAGGAGCTGGACACCATGAGCAGACACCCGGAACCCGCTATCGTCACGCACTACCGCGCCACACTCAGGGCCGAGCCACCAAGGGTTTGCCATACGTGTGATCACTACACCGAGCATGGTTTGTGCGCGGAATTCAATGCCGAGCCACCGGCAGAATTTGCATCGGAACCGGGGGGTTGTGCGTTGTGGATAGAAGAAATTCCATTTTGATATGGCAACCCTACCATCGGAACATTTAGAGCAAGTGCGCCTAGTGTCCTGGTTCAAGCGGCAGTGGCCTAGTGTCCGGATCTTCGCCGTGCCCAATGGAGGGGGCAGGAGCATGGCTCAGGGGGCATCGTTGAAAGCTGAAGGTGTGCAAGCTGGCGTACCGGATTTATTCGTTCCTGCGTGGCTTCTATGGGTGGAAATGAAACGGGAATCGGGTGGTGTGGTATCGCCAGTGCAAAGAGACTGGATAGACTATTTAGAGGGTATCGGCCACCGGGTGATTGTGGGCCGCGGGTTTGAGGATGCCAAACGGCAAATTTTGGACGTTAAAAAACCCGATGGTTAGTCGGGTTGGTTTTTGGTTGGTGGGGTTACAGGTTAAATATGACCGCTAGCAGACTAGCGATTAGCAGGGCTAAGACGATCATAGTTCACCGTTGCCGTTGCAGTACTGGCACCGGGTGCCATCATATCGGCCCTCACCCGATCCGGAGCATGCCGAGCATGTTTCTGGTTCTGGATTAGGGTCGAAGGTTTCGTCGAAGCTATCTTCGCTATCGTCGGATTGTGGGGTCATGGCCGCAATCCGAGTTTGTAACACCAACATTCATCGTAGCTGCCGGTAAAAATGATGGTGTAGCCGCGCCGTTGATCGGTTCCCCTGCACACAACCCAGTTGTTGTGCGAGTCTTTTTGCGCAGTGTAGATTTTCATGGTGTCATGCTCCAGAAATAAATGATGAACGGCAACGCGAAAAGGGTTGCGCCGATTAGGGCGCATAGTAGGGTTTTCATGGTTGATGCTCCAAAAAATAGGACCGTAGTCCCATTGTGTTTTTAGTAGGTCATGCCAGGTTTGCTCGGCAGTTCATCAATCGTTGCCCGAAATGGCATTACATACGCAACAGTTTTGCCTTCGAAATCTAGATAAGCAAACCCGCAACCGGTTCCACCTGGGCGGACCTGAACCGGGAATTTACGCTGACTGATTACATTGGCGGCATCGGACACCAGAGATAGGTATCGGGTATCAAAAAATACATGATGCGGGTATGATGCATCATCATGTTTGCAAACCCTACGCCAGTCTGGAAAGATGCCATCAAGCTCGGACACAATGGAAATTTCACCTTTGAGTGATTCGAGCGTTACTTGACGCTTGGCGCGGTTATTGTTGTCGTATTTACCAGCAAAACCAGCAGGAAGGGTTAACTTGATACCGATGCGCCTGTTTGCCTTGATCATGCTGGCAAGTGGCACCAATGGCATAATCAATTGACCAATTGGGCGCGATACAGTGTCAATTTGATGCACTGCCATAGCATGGCCGCATGTGGCCACTAGAAATGATCCAGCAGGGCCAGTATCAATGCATACGCCCATCAGGTAATGCCTGATATCTTTCTTAGCCGCAAACATGCCTACGGCTGCAAGATGGCCCGGCATTATCATAAGATCGTTGTCGACAATGGTGGTGGTTTCTTTAACGGTAGCGGTAGCGTGTTCCATGTGTACCCTTTAGTTGATTTGGCATAATTGCCACAAAGCCTACTGTCACTAGGCTTTAAGACGTTACGCTCCGGCTTTAAGAATCTTATCGGCAGCACCAAAAATACGTTGTGCTGATTTATCTGTAATTTCCGCGCCAGATAACCAGCTTTGTATATACCCGCGTGATTCAACTAAGCCGGGTAAATCCAGCACCGAGCAGAGGATGTAAGCCACCGATTCGGCTTCAACTTCCCTAATATCCTTTGGTGTCCGATCGTCGTCGTGCATGGCATTTTCTGCCGTATGGCCAAGCACCACATGAGCCAGCTCGTGAAAACGGGTTTTATGGGGCAAAGCTGCTACAGGGTTGATGGCGATATTTTTGCCGATGGCGTAACCCTGAGAATTCCCGTTTGGATTATCGAAACGTATTTCAGTAATCCCAAGGGTTTCAAGCGCTTTGCATTTGTCCCAAGCTGGGTTAACCGATTCTGGTTTGTATGCATCACCCTCGGTTTGATCAAGGGAAAACCAGTTGTTTTTGAGGGTGAACCATTGGAAAGACTCACCCGTCTTTTCTCCTGCACCATCTTTTTTGTTAATGGTGACAGGCATTACCAGTGCAATTGCCTTTTCACCCTTTTTAACTTGCCTGCCCAGTTCGGACCATCGTTTGTAGGTTGCCAGGGGTGACAAGCCCATGTTGCGGGTAGCAAGCTGGGTGTAGGCCAACACCTGGTTTCCAAGACTGTATTGATGAAATGCCTGGTAACAATCACTTATCACCCCATGCTGCGTAACGGCATCTTGCAGCATGGTTGCCCATGCTACGGTTTTTTGCTCCATATGAATCCTTTGGTTGATTGGGACAATTCCCCCATATGCCACCGGATAAGGTGGCATAAAGTGAGACTGTCAGGGTTACAAAATATCTTGAAACCCGCGCGCTATCAACATGGATCGGCATTCTGCCGGTGTGTAGTAGCAGTTTGTTGCGGTCGCGTCCGCACGTTCTGCGGTCCAGTAGTCCCAGCTTTCGCTGTGTTCATCAAAATAAAACCCGATGAAATTAACGGGTTCGCTGGCCGCGACTGATACCAAGTGTGGCAGTCTTGGATCAAGCGTGATAGCCTGGCGGATTGATTGTGCGTTGTTCATTTGTTTGTCCTGGTTGGTTGTTGAGAGACTCTAGTGTAACGGATTTTGTGGCATGGCACCTAGGGTTTACCCTTAGTAGGGTAAGATAGTTGTAACAGAATGTGTTACAAACATAGGGTTTACCCTTTAAACTGGCACCAATGCATGAGTAATTTAGTCGGGTATTATGCTTAAAAATTAAGCAGAACCAGTGACAGATTGTGTGGCGCGCGGTAGATTGTGTCGCAAAACCAGTGGTTTACATAGGGCAAACCCTTACATAGTTTAAACAGTTCATAAACTGTGCATTAGTTTATTTGCCGACAAAGCAAGGGTTTACCCTTACACAGTTTGCACTCTCTCTCTAAGAGAGAGTGCATTGTGTAAGAACCATTGTGCGCGGATTGATGGTTTAATAACTGGTGGGTCAGTAACTTAAGTTAGGGATTACTAACATGGCGTATGTGGCGTATGCGGAGGAAACGAAGATTCAAATGGTGGATACCTTGCTGGAGCAAATTGAAGCCGGGAAGTCCATGCGGGAGGTTTGCCGTACGGACGGCATGCCAGATCACGGCACAATAATTCGGTGGATGCGCGTCGATCCCGTTCTTGCCACCAGGTACGCGCAAGCGCGCATGGCCCAGGCAGATGTGCTGGTTGGTCGCATGGAGGCAGTAGAGGAGGCAGTGAGCGCCGGCACGATGGACAGCCATGCTGCACGTGTTGTGCTTGATTCGATGCGATGGAGGGCCAGCAAGCTCGCGCCCAAGGTCTATGGCGATCGGCTTGATGTGTCCGTAACCGATACCCGCATATCCATTACAGGGGCACTACAGGCAGCTCAGGCCCGCCTGGTCGACGTGCTGGACGTAACGCCTAGGCTTGCCCTGCCAGAGGCGCAGGACGACGCCGGGTAGGCCGGGGGGGAGGGCCGAGCCGACAGGGCCAACGGCTACG